GGGATAGGCCACTCTTCGAAGCCGCTCTCTTCCAGCATGTGCTTGGTGGCGTTCTCTGTGTATAGAGACATCCACGCCATTTCAGTTGCAAGCTTGCTCTTTTCGTTTCGCTTTGTACGCGGGCTGATTTCGTGCGTGATCCAGCGCTTGGCGTCCTGCTTCTTATTGCGCCACATCTTCAGGACTTCGGGAGATACTTGCTCTTCGCCCCACTTCTCGACCATCTGCTTAACAGTCCACTGGAACCGGCGAAACACGGTGTCGATGGTGCCCTGTTCCCCTTCAGCTACTACCAACTCAGACAGTGGCCGGGACTGGAAGAACACGCCATTAGCATTCTTGCCCTCCTGGATGAAGATCGATGCCGTGCCAAAGCTGCCAAACTCAAGAAAGGTTTCATGTGCTGCAGTATTGAAGCCGGCCTCTGGCTTGTTCATCTCGGCAAACATGATGTCTGTCGCTTCAGACAGCCACTCTTTGACTTCCTGGTCTTCGCTTAACGCCGGATCGTTGATAGCCAGGCTGAACCACTTGGCAGCCGGGTTAACCATCATGCCCATCAGGCCAGATGCGAGCAGTTCGTTAGCCTGGATGGCAGAGGTATCGAACACGCGGTTCATGCGCTTCTCGCCTTCCGCACGCTTGGTGGTGAAGTCAGCACGCCGCGGATACACGAAGTCGGCAATCTCTTGCCAATGATGCTCCCAATTCCCTCGATCACCCTTCAGCCGGTCAAACCTCTGGATCGACTCTTCTGATTTAGTCATTGCCATGAGTAGAACCTATGTGAATAGCGAGGTGATGAAATAGGCGAGGTTTTCAACAGTCACAGTCGTCGCGGTAGTTTCATTGGTCATGAACACCTCCACAAAATCCCCAGGATTCAACGTGACTATCCGATGCCCCGAGATTGACCCAACATCCGCCCCCGTGCCAACTTTGCGGCGGCTCCGAGCTACGCCTGGCACTCCGTTAATTCCAGAGGTGAATGCTACAACTTGATTGTTTGATGCAGTCACAAATGAAGCGTTGGCAGTTATCAGGAAATCCTTAGCCACTGTGCCGCCATAGGTAAGGCGGTTGTTGGTTGGCATAGTAAAATCTTTGTTCGGAGCTATGAAAGAGGTAGTGCCTGCCATTTTAACAAAGGTGCCGGGTGTCACAATCACCGTGGGAGCAGGCGTTGTAACATCCATGCCTCCATAACAGGAGACTGCTGAGACAATGAAATCGCGCAGATCCTGGGGGTTAATCGAACCAGCTGCCTGACCATCTTGAAATAGATTAGCGAGTAGATCTGCTGATGTTCTTTGTGTGTCAGCCATTGTTATTGCCCTAGCAAGGTTTTACGGCCGGGGCCTGCTGTTTCTACCCCGCGTGGACTGGTTAAAATTGTGCGCCTCCTTCCCTTTGCTCCCCTGCGCCGCTCTCGCTCTGTCTCTTGTGCCAAGATGGCCGCTTCTTCTCGGGTTGGCTCTTTTGGTAATGGTGGCAACTCGCCGGGAATGATCGGTTGGCCAGCCACCTGCACGCCGCCACCTTCAGTTGTGATTGTTCCCGCCGTTAGAGCTGCGGCCGGATCTCGTGTTAATCCAAGTGTTGCAGCTTCAGTTATCTGAGGCACGGTTCTTTTGGCTTGTTTCTCAAGCTTTCTACCAGCCCTTTTGAATTCCTTTGCCGGATCGCACATCTCTATGGCCTCTGCTTGTAAATGCTTCCACAATAGCAAAATCCGAGCTTTTTATACAGTTTGCCGGTCTTTTCCTCGTGAATCCCGGTTGTTATCCCCATCATTATGGAATCAGCCCCGATCTCTTTGGCCCACTGGATGTAGTTCATTATCAGTTGATAGCCGTCACGCTTCCCCCGGTACTCAGGTTTGACGTATAGAAACAGATCAGTTGTCAGTGTGTTGTAGCTAAAGAATTGCTCAGTCAGCATGCCGACGAACATCCCCCTGATTTCACCCGTGTCACTTACCGACACCGCACCGCATAACCGATCCTCTTGTATAACCTGATCGAATAGATCCTCCATCTTGTCGAAGTCATAACCGTCATTTACATAGTCCGACTCTTTGGCCATGTTGAAGCCGAGCTGAACCAGTTCGGGAATGTCTTCTGCCTGGATTTCTCTGATCATAATACCCTCCAAATTATCAAACCTGCGGCCGCCATCACGCCGCAGATTATTGTTAACACGATCAGCTTCAAACAGAGATCGTCCAGTGATTTAATCATAGTTATATGGGTCGTAATTGGTTTGGGCCTGATGTGCAAATCTGGTAGCGCTGGTTCTCGATTTAACCTTTGGCTTCCACATCGTCATCATCAGACAATCACTCATGTTCGGTGATGCGATTTTCAGCTTGGCCATATCTGCCTTGCTCATGATCTGGATCAGCCCGCCGGCATGAACTGGCTTAATCGGCACCCGGCAGCACTCAGACCGCAGCCCGGCCATATCCTCAATGCCTTCGCTGTTAAGGCTGATCATCTCGTCAATGTCGGCGTATTCACCCTTCACCACCACTCGGTAGGTGTTATAGAACCGGTCGGCCAGCTCAGTGTAATACTGCGAACGATTGTTCTTAAACGTGTCGGCATAGGTTACTGGATCCTCGCCAACCTGTCGGGCGTCGTTCATGTAGATGTCATCGGCGTTGTCTTGGCCACTACCTGAGAGCGAGCCCTTGAACATATGCCACTTCACCCGAGTTCCGTCGAATGAGTCAGCTATCTGCCGCTTGAGTCCGGTCCCCATGCCGTCACCATCCCATACGAACCAATCGACCCGTTGGCGCAATGCCTGGTCTGCTGCCCAATCACACTTAACATCGATCTCGCAATTGGCCTTGGCGTTCACTGTCTCAATGATCGAGCCGTGGCGGATAGCAAAGCCTGCATCATCATTGCCGGTGTCTGATGGATCATGAGCGGCGATCACTGCTCCCCTTGGCTTGAACAGGTTCTTCAGCCGGTCGATTTTGTGAGCGTCTATAGCAGCGTCGAACCACTCTGCCTTGATGATCGAACCATCTACCTCATCGTTATACTTTCCCTCCCAGATCCAGTCATACTTTGCCCGCGGCAGGTTCTCCCTGTCCCAAGCCCTCAGCGTCTCCTGCTCTTCATTCCACCAAGGATTGTCACGCCAGTTGATCACTACGATCAGATGAAGATCATCCTCATAGATGCCGTCGCGGTCGAGCTGCTTCTGGTATGGCACGATGAACCGCTTAGAAAACGGATCTGCCGATGATTGCGGGTTGGCACTGAACCAGCATTCAGCCCCTGGATTCCGTAGGATAGTCGGCAGCAGCTTGTCGATGCTGGCCTGGCTCATCTTATGGGCTTCCTCAAACCAGGAGTATTTGAAGCCCTGTGCCGATTGGATAGAGTCAGGATTGCGAGATGCGCCGCGGTAGGTGGTATAAGCCCCGTTTGGCGCTGTAATCCGGTTCTGCGTGATGCCCCAACCTGTTAAGCCTAGACGCTCTGTTACAGAGTCAACGAAAACCCTATGCACTGAATCACTGATGGAGTCTTGGAATTCACGCAAGCAATAGATATCCGCCTGCTCTGTTGCCATCTTCAGGCTAAGCATGTCGCCGATGCCGATAGATTTGCCCGAGCCCCGGCCACCGATGGCAACCTTGATCTGCTTGCTGGTCGTCAAGAACTTTTCGAGCTTTGAATTAACTCTTAGGTGCGGCATTCACAAACTCTACTGTGAATTTGTTTTCGATGGGCTTGCCATCTTTGCCTGTGACTTCCTGCTGAACCTTCTGCTTGTTGGTATCGAATCCACCTGTAAAATCAGACAGCGCCTTCCAGGCCGCTACACGGGCCGATTGGCTAGACCCTTCGCCATTGCATTGCGCTTCGACTAACAGACCCTTAACGACGTCCTCTGTGGTCACAAGAGCCTTATCTGCAGCTTCTTCGCGCCCTTGCTCTACCATTAGGCTGATCTTAGGGTGTCTTTCTAGTTTTTGTGCTGCTACTGCTACGGCGTTCCTGCTCATCTTGTGGTCATATGCGATGTCATAGGCTGCTGATGGATCGACACCTGAAATGCGCGCGTTCTTATACGCCTCTTGCTTAGATGTTAACTTCCTGGCCATACTTCTCCCCCTTCCGCCGGTGTGTGTTACTTGCCGCGTCCTTTGCCTTTGCGTTTCTTCTTCTTGAGATGGCTCATTTCTTGCCCCTCCGCTTCTTAGCTTTGTTAGGAGTCACTGTGGCGATCGCTTGTGCCACTGCCCGGCGTTGTGGCTTTCCTTCTGCCTTCAGCTTCCTAATCTTGCGCGAAACTTTCTTTGCTACTTTCCTGCGTTCACTCTTTGTATGACTTGGCATATTTGATCACCTTCTATCGGACTTTAGCCAGGCTTAAACTATCGCCGGCACCAAGCTGAGCCTTAAAGATGTTGCCTTCTCCCCAATCGAAGACTCCTTCTGTGGTGGCCGTAAAGGTGCCATCTGCCAGCTCTTTTAAACTATCTATAATGGATGAGTGTACGATGCTGGTCATTTGTCTGCCTCCCTGCGGCCTTCTTTGGCTAGTTTAACCTTGGTCAGCTTGATCTCAAGGTAAGTCTTGTAAAACAATGCACAGGACACACAGAGACCGACGAACACAGCGACATGCGGCAACCACCCCAGCATCTCACCAATGACGCTACCTGTCGCACCTACTGTCCCTGCTGTTCCAGTCACTACAGCGTTGACAGTGTGGCGTGCCTTCTCCCTGACAATTGACTCCACTGCGATGCTGACGGCTTCTTTCACTTTGCACCCTCGCCAGGGTTCTCTTGAGCGCTATGTGTCCGATGGTTACGAGAATAGCCAATCTTTGCAATATTTCGGGCCAAGTTAAATCGCTGAATAGCTCCGTGAATTCCATTTGTCAGCCTCGGCGATAACATCAGTGCAACCTCGATTATGAATACCGCCCAGACGATCGCTTGTTGAATAGCTTGGACCTGATAGCCATTGCCTTCCTGCAACCAGAAATAGCCATTAGCCAATATTAGCATGAAAAACAGGCACATCAGAACTGTACTTAGCTTGTCGCGTATGAGCGACAGAGCGAGTATTGCGATGAAAGGCGTTGCAGACTGGTAGCCGTATGACCCGAGAACATCAACGATTGGCCAATACCAGTTAGAATCATAAATCAGATAGCCTGGCACTGTTGACCAGAGGACGGCGCTACACGCGAATCCTCTCGGCGTGTCTGATCCATTCCTTAGCGTTATGATGACCAGAGTCAGGATGACAAAGAACGGTATCAGTGAAGTTTCCATGACTGGTGCCTATGGCTTTTTCGGCTTGCGCTTGCGTGATTGGCCTGGATTCATTTTCGGTTTATGCGACGATCCTTTCTTCTTACGTGCCATGACTATCTCCTGATTAAATTATAGCCTTATTGTATCAGACTTTGGTTCTGTCTCGCTTCTCTTTGCCCCTGTGGTGTGATGCGATTCCAAGGATTGCGCCGGGTATGCTGAACAGAGTGGTAAAGTTGAATAT